AAAAGAAATGCAATCTACCGCAAGGGAAAGATAGCTCAGATTTGCCTACAAGAAGATGCCAGAAAATTTGAGAGGGGCAAACTGCTTTTAAACGTAGTTATCAATTGGGGTAAGTCTATTGGGACTTTATCTTTTGATGCAGGTTGTGCTGACGATTTGGAAAGTAATTTCTTTTGGCAAGCTATGGGTTGGGAGATTGCAGGATCTCGTAAGGGTATCGGACACAAGAACACTTGGGTTCAAACAAGCAAACGAAAAATCAATATATATAACTACGATCCCAATTGGCTAAGTGGATTAATAATAGGAGACGTTAAATGACATTTACCCTTAGAGACTACCAAAAAGAAGCAATAGATGGGCTGTACAGCTACTGGGCAAGTAAGTCAGGGGATAATCCACTAATCGTTGCGCCTACAGGCTCTGGGAAGACTGCGATCATCGCACAACTGATTTCAGACGCCATGAGCTACCACGGCACGAGAGTTATGGTTGTAACGCACGTTAGGGAGCTTCTGGAGCAAGGTGCTTCAGGATTGGTCAAACTGTACCCACAGGCTGATTTTTGCTTCTACAGCGCGTCTGTGGGTGAGAAGCGACTAGACAAACCTATTATATTTGCAGGGATACAAAGTGTATGGGAGAGAGCCTACCAGATCGTCCCTGCAATTGATTTGATATTAATCGATGAGGCTCACATGCTACCCAAGAATGAAGGCACTCGATACAACAAATTCATAGCTGACATGAAGAGTTGTAATCCAGATGTTAAAGTTGTTGGACTGACTGCCACGCCATACCGATTAGACAGTGGATACTTGCACAAAGGCGAGGGAGCTATCTTTGATGGGATTGCACATGACATATCTGTTGAGATGCTCATGGAGCAAGGTTACCTATCTCCTGTCATATCCAAGGGCGGAATTAAACAGATCGACCTGACAAATGTCAAGAAACGTGGTGGTGAATTTATCGAGAGCCAATTGGCTACTGCCGCATCAGATCCAGAGTTGGTTGCGTCTACAGTCGCAGAGATAGTTGACCTAGGATCAGATAGGAAAAGTTGGTTGGTGTTTAGCTCTGGTGTGAGCCACGCACAAATGTTGGCAGATGAATTTGAATTTCACAATATATCAGTTGGAGTTGTCACTGGATCAGATGGAAAGAAAACCAGAGATCAGACAATTTCTGATTTTAAATCTGGCAAACTAAAATGCCTGATCAATGTGAATGTGTTGACCACTGGCTTTGATCATCCTTCTGTGGATCTCGTCGCGTTGGTTAGAGCTACAGCATCAACTGGATTGTATGTGCAAATGGTTGGACGTGGCACTAGAATTGCAGATGGCAAGGAAAACTGCCTGATATTAGATTATGGTCAAAATGTTGAGCGTCACGGATTTATCGATAAGGTTAAGCCAAAAGATAAAATGAGTGGTGGCGATGGAGAAGCTCCAGTTAAGACATGCGAGAAATGCCAGACGATGGTTCACGCCGCCGCTCAAGTTTGTCCTGAGTGTGGATTTCAGTTTCCACCGCCTATGCTTAATCACAGTTCAAGTTCATACCGAGGTGCTATGTTATCGTCTCAAGTAGAATCCGAGTGGGTTGATGTCGATAGTGTGTACTATTCAAGGCATAAGAAAGATGGAAAGCCAGACAGTGTGAAGGTGACTTACCATTGTGGAATGATGTCAAACTCTGAGTGGCTGTGTCCAGATCATGGTGGATACGCCGCCAGTAGATATAGATCCAGAAAGCCTTTGCTAAACTCAACGGCAGATACAACAGATGAAGCTCTGGACGAATCAAGTTCTTGGATAACGCCTAGTCGCATAAAAGTTAAACCATCATCTCACAATCCAAAATACAAAGAAATTGTAGAATTTGATTATACACAAGTGGAGAAGAAACATGAGACGCAAACGCAAAACTCGGACTACTACGATTGGACTGGTGAAGATATCCCCTTCTGAGCATGACGAGCAAGTTGGATTTATCAATTGGTTTCGAGCCAAATATTCAGGTGTTTTGATATTTGCAATTCCTAATGGCGAGAAGAGAGCCATTAGCGTTGCCAAAAGATTAAAAGCTGAAGGTGTAGTTCGAGGTGTACCAGATTTATATGTCCCTACTTGGAACCTGTGGATTGAAATGAAGCGAGTGTCAGGTGGAAGACTTTCGCCTGATCAGAAAGAAATGATAAATTATTTAGAAAGTATTGGAAATACAGTTATCATAGGGAAAGGGGCAAGTGATGCCTCTAAAAAAGTATTGGAGTTTATAGAGAAAGGAAAACTAGAATGACGTGGGAAATAAAAAAAATAATATGTGGAAATCAAGAGCATTATAAAAAAGCTCAAGATAAATATGGAGAGGCGTGGAGGATACAAGCCAAGAAAGATAAAAATGACAATCCTGCATTAAGGTTAAGCCAGAAGCCATTGAAAAATGGTAATTTAAGTAAAGAAGGAGCGTCCAGAGGTGGCAAGAATAGTGCAAAAACACATGCACATATTCAACAGCAACTTAGTTTATTCCCAAAAAGTCTTCTAAGTCATTGAAAACAAACAAAACTTTCTCCTTGATATACTACATTTAGTATGCTATATATTGTATGTAGAGAGAAAAAAGGAGATTTTCTATGAGTGACTTTTACTATAATGATGGCGGACGTGTCGAATCAGGCCGAAGAGGTTTAGCTGGTGATTGTGCAGTTCGCGCAATGGCTATAGCTTTAGAGCTAGACTACGATGCTTGCTATAAAGAAATAGCACAAGCCAATAAAGAAAATGGACGTGCTAAGTCTGTTCGTCATGGCGTTATGAAAGACGTGTATGGCGCAGTTTTAAAGCGTCATGGGTGGGTCTGGCATTCAGCACCAAAATTCAAAGGTGTAAAAGCTCGCGCTGAAGATATGCCTGATGGTGTTGTTATTGCCAGACAGGCAAGGCACTTCGTTGCTGTTATTGATGGTGCTGTTCACGACATATGGAATTGCTCTCACAAAATGGTCTATGGATATTGGGCTAAAAAATAAAACCAACTGCCCTAGCTAATAATGGCTAGGGCTATTTAAATTTAAAAGGAAGAGAAAATGAAACCAACAATGAATGTATGGATTGAGCTACAAGAACCAGATGAAAATTACACTGGAAAAGAAATAGCTGACAATGCAAATAGAATGTTAATACGGCTTGGCAGTGAAAGAGGGTATTTTCAATTCTCACCAACTAAAATGAAAGGTTGTCATTATAGATATATAGATGGACCAGAAGGCGGTATTACTCCTCTAGAAGATAATGGCAAATGGTTTAACCTAGAATATTTTGGGCGTGAACTTGTTGCGAATAAAATTAGTGCTTAATTAATTTTGATCACTTACTGTTAAAATTTTATCTTTTGTTTTTGGCGATATTGTTTGGATTAATCCATCTAATGCGCCAGAAACCACTGGATCATAAATATCCCCAACACCTTCAGTCAGCTTTGTTGATGCTATAACTCTTGGTTGAGAAGCAGATACTGCGTTTATAGCTTTAGCAAAAGCATTATAAATTGCATCTATACTCGTATTATCCGTTAATGATTTTTCAAGAAGATCCGCATTTTCTGAAACTACAAGCTGTGCAATCTCTTTGTATTGATCATCAGTAAATGGTGGTTTTTTACCACCAAACATTCTTGTAATGATATTTGCACTTGCACCAATATCAAGACCATTAGACATTATAAGACGACTTACATCTGCCGCACCTTGTCCTAATCCAACTCTACTTGCAGATCCAAGTCTTTCTCCAGAAGGAGATCCTCCAAATGTTCCGCTACTTGCAACAATAGAACCACGCGCTTGATTTATTTTGCTAATGATAGTTTCTATTTTATCTCCAGGATATAATATTTCTAGTATGACACGTTCTTTTTGGTTTATACCATCAGAAGCATCAGACAGTTTTGTAACTGTTCCAATCTTTTGACTAGACTGACCTTTTAATTTTAATGCAGATGCCGCACCACTTCTTAACGCTTCAATCGCATCTACATCTTTTGCTTTTACAAGGTTATCAAATTGAACTGCAAATTCTTCTGGATTTTTAGAAAATACACTTTTACCTTCATTAAACATTTTAACAGAATTATTTATTATAGCCCAATTTTGTCTTGTGGCTTGTAGGTCTGGTGAAATTTGATCCAACACACTTTTAATTTCTTTTTCATAATTACCAAAAGTTGTAGCTTTATTTTTAGTTCCTGATCTTAATGCTTTATCTTTCACGTCCATTAAAACTCTTTTAATAATTTCTCCCTCTTCTAAACTAAGAGATCTATTAAGCTCTAAAGGTTTTCCCTTACCAGTTGATTTAAACAATTGAGGAATGCCTGATTCATCTAAACCTTTGTTTATTAAATTTCTTAAACTTCTACTTTCTCTAACCATAAATAAAACAGTTTGATCAAGAGGTTTAAATGTTTGACCAGAAGTAGATTCCCAAATTTGTTTATAGGCTTCACTTTCAGCTTTTAATAACTTTTCAGTATCATCAGAAAAAGTTTTAAATATGTTTCCACCTTGAGACTCTGGGTCTAAATCATTTTGTAGTCTTTCATAAAGATCTTTTACAAAGCGATTTTTTCTTCCAGTAATTGCATCTCTTATAATAGGTGATCCTGGCCCTGACTTTGATGCAAATCCAGACACAACTTTTGCGGCTTCTTCTGACATCTCTGGAAGAATTTTTCCATCATTCACTTGTTGTAAAAAATCATCAACAGTTAAACCACTGTCACTAATCATGCGAATAAGTTCATCTTCAACTTTCTTACCAACTTTACCTGTAAGCGTTCTTTTTACACTGTCTAATATTGGCGTTAAAGCAACTTGAGTAGCTTGTGTTAGTTTAGCAAAAAGAGGATTAGCGACTGCGCCAGTTAAAGTTGCAACAGGAGCATCTTTAATTCTTGAAAATCCTTCTTCTTCTGATGAGCCAGTGCCTGATAAAAATCCTTGTGCGGCTCCATAACCAAGCAATCTCATCCAAGTTGGTGCAGTTGCGGCTAGAGATGTTCCGCCTGTAAATGGAGCGGCTAATGTAGCAACAGCCGTTGGAACTATCGCTCCACCAATTTCATACTTTAAGCTACCATCTTTTGATTGAGCAGATTTTAATTTAGATCTTTCTTCAGCTAAAGCATCTTCATATGTTACATCTGGGCTTAATGCCTTAATACCAGCAATTGTCTCATCTGCGTAATTAAAAAGTAATCCAGTAGCGGCTAGTCTAGCTTTATCAGCTAAAGTTAATCCTAATTCTGGGTCAACTTCAGATTCTGATAAAACTTCTATATTTTGCTCTGCTCTTATTCGAGCAAGCATTTCTTCTACAGTTTCTTCAGCCATGCTATTGCTCCGATCTTCTATCTGGATTGTTTAATTCATCTGAAAGCATAGTAAGCATTTGTTTTGTTAATCTTTTTTCTATACCTGGGATAGCTAACATTTCTCTAATTTTTTCAATTGTCATACTAGATACAGCATCCTTAAACATTAAATTTTGTCCAAGAGCTGTTTTAGCAAGAAGTTCATTTGCATACCCTTGAGGGTTCAAGATGTCATAGGTTTCATCGCCACTTTTATATTTTAAATACTGAATAGCATTAGGATAAACAACTCCAAATGCATCTTGAGCAGAATTTATCATACCTTTTGTTGCTTCTTCTCGTAGGGCTTGTTTTTGTTTTATAGTATCAGCACTATCACCAACTTTAGGGAAGTATTGATCTAATGCATCTATATATTCTGATGGAGCAATCGCCGCACCAGATTCATTTCTTAATTGAGCCGCTACCCAGTTTTGAGCCGCAATGTGGAATTGTTGAGCTTTAGGATCAATTCCTATATTACCTAAACCAAGTCTACGCATTGTTTTTATTTGAGCAATATCTTGTAAGGTTACTACATACCCATCTGCTAATTGATTTCTTAGAATACCTTCATTGTAAAGCATTCTACTTCCAAATGTTGCAGAAGTATTTTGGTTTTGATCAAATTTCTGACTTCTTTGTTCTATTATTTTATTTAAATCAAGACCTTCTGGAATTGGAAGATTAGTAGTTCCAGATAAATCTATTCCTGGTTTTGATCTTGTAACTTCTTTACCATCTACAATTTCTGTGTATTCGCCACCAACAACAAGTTTTTGATAATTTGCGGCATATAGATTTTTATCTGATTGGCTAACATCTTTTGCTGTATTTGGATCTGCAAGTCTAACACCAATATTATTAACTGAATCAACCAATCTTTCGTACTGAGAGCCTGCCCCTGGTTTGCTAAACGTGCTAAACACATTTACTAAATCAGGATCATTAACAGTTGAGTTGGGAAGACTAATGGTTTCTGTACCATTAATTTGACCTTCTGTTAATGTAATGTTTGGGTATTTAGTTTGGAATTTTTGAACACCTTCAAGATTATTGAAAGTGTAAGGCGTTAATTTACTTTGACCAGTAGTAGTAGTCTTTTCATAAGGTACAACTGTTTTACCAGCGGCTTTTGCGGCAGTAATTTCAGCTTGTGTCATAACTGTAGGTTTACCATCAACAGTGACGTTGGAGTATCCACCCTTACCCTTCAGTGCAGTTCCTAAAGTTATAGTAGACTGCATTCTAGCTCGATCTGATTCTGCCTTTTCTTTCTTCTTGGCATTCAGGTAATCTAGTGGAGCTTGCATAGAACCAACGGCAGAACCTAATACAGTTGCACCAGGCTGTGATGCCTGACGACCCATTTCTGCAAAGAATTGGAATGCCGCTTCCCAAGGATCAGGCTCTGGAAGTTGTGGGTACAATTGATTGGCAATAGAAGTCGCTTGATTGGCGATGTCTTGTGAGAAGAGATTACCAAATGCTCCACCACTTAACTGATTTAAATCTGTACCAGATACACCTAGTTTTGTTTCAGCCATATCAATTACCTATTCTACGAGTTCATTATTTTATATGCGCTTGCCAAACCACCCATACCAGCTATTGCTTGTCCGTAAAGAGATGGGTTTGCACTCATCTGAGATCCTGAAGTATAACTACGATTAATTGTATTGTATGGCGTTCCAGACAATGCACCTAATGTGAAGTTAAGCATTTCTTGTGGATACATTTTTTGGTCAAGATAATCAGCGTATGCCAAGTCAAGTGCCTGTTGATCAAGTTGCCTACGAGCTTCACCTGTTGTAATTAACCCAGCCGCCGCTTGAGTTTGTAAGTCTTGTACTAGCGGAGCCATGTTTTGGTATGCGTTCATTTGTTGAATGCGTGACGCTTCATTTGTTTCATATGCGTTTCTAGCGGCGTCATCTGCACCAAAACGTGCTTGACGATCTATATCGTATTGACTACGCAACGCGGCGTCTGCACCAAATCTTGCTGATCTATCTTGCTCAAACTGACCACGCATAACATCTTCCGCGCCAAATCTTGCGGCTCTGTCTTGCTCAAATCCAGATCTCATTGTGTTTTCTGCGTTAAAGCGTGACGCCCTATCAGTGTCATATCGACCTGCGGCGAATCCAAGACCTTCTCGTGCGGCTTGCGCTCGTAAATCTCCTGCGGCTTGTGCGCCTTCTCCAGCAGTTGTAGCTTCCATAATGCCTAAACGTGAACCAAAGCCTCCACCACCTGTAGATGCTCTGGCTCTGGCTTCATTTTGTGCGCGTATTGTCTGTTCTTCTATTTCACGAACAGCAGGGTTCATGGCATCTTGATATATGTCCATGTAAGGCTGTGCAGACTCAAGACTAAATGGATCTCCTAGTAATTCTTCTCGTGTCGCCCCTTGGTAGTCGCCCAAAAGATCTTCACGACTTGCACCTGAATAGCTTCCTAAAAGTTCCTCACGGCTTGCACCTTTAAATGGGCTACCCAGTAATTCCTCTTGAGACATGGCGTCATAACCACGACCTAAAGTATCTGCTACTCCAGATGCCTTATTTACGAAAGGCATGTAGCTTTCAGCACCTTTTGTAAGTATGTCAGCACCCATACGCTCTTCTTCAGTGCGTCGATCACCACCATATGTTGCAGTTCTTGCGCCTTCGTATGTTGGGTAAGGTGAGTTGGCTAATTCTGCGGCGCGCTCAAATGCTGTTCGACCTGCGGCGGCGACCCATGATGGAATCTCTGTACCAGCTACTGTCTCACTTGAGGATGGTAACTCTGTGTATGATGGTGTGCAAAAACTGCCCATTTAAGCCTCCGTGTAAAGAGAGCCAACTTTAACCAAGCCTAACCTCTCATAAAATTTATCTTTGCGTTCACCATCTCCCGAATAGACATGGCCTAACTTTACTTTTACATTAGCGTCTTTACCAATTTTCATAAAGCCTTTAATTAATTTTACAGCTATCTGCGATTTTCTATGCTCCTTATACACAAAAAACCACATATCTGCTAGATATTTTTCAGTAGACCACCAGTCAGACGTATCCGCCCCACCAATTGATCCTACAATCTTTCCATCAATCTCTGCGATTAACACTACACCTCTATGAATTGCTCTATTAATAGCAGATGTAAGTATCTCAGGATTAATAGGTGAAACAGTCTCAACAGTCTCTGAATGCATAACACTTAACATATTATACAAACCAGATATATCGAGAACTGTTGCACTTCTTATTATCAACCCATGCCACCTAATGCGCCCATTTCTGGAGCCATTTGTGGTTCTGGAGCTTCTTGCATTTGCTCTTGAGGTTGGCCTAAGTTACGACCACCTTCTTCACCTTCAACAGCCGCAATAAGTTCAGCAAGCTCTGGAAGTAGCTTCATGAGGACTTGTGCAACGTCTGGGGTAATAACATCATCCAACATTGCCAACTCTTGATCAGACATAGCTGAGAGACGAGCTACAAGCATTGCACCAATATCTTCATCAGGCTTTAGCAAATTCTTCTTTGCTTGTGGTGGCAGATTTTGCATTGGCTTATCAGCGTTCATATTTGCGCCAGACATATCTGGCATAGGCATTGGTTCTCTAGCCATATTAGACCTCTTTCTGTTTATATAGAACTGACCAGTCTGTTTTTTTACAAAAGAAACCAATCGACCAGCAAATCGGTTCTAAAATTTTACGATACACTTTACCAAGATAATCTGGTTTGTCACGATCTCCGTAAATGTAAGCGATTTCGTTTGCACGATGACCTGCAACATGCGTCCAGAAGTTAACTAAACGTCCTTTTCGCATTTGCTTAACCATCCACACAGCCCAGATATGATATCCGTTAACGTGCGTTGGTGTTAAGTAATCACGAGTAAAGCGATAATCTAGTACAACTTGCTTGCGTGTCATGATACCTTGACGCTGTAATTCGTTACAAATTACACGACCACCAAGCATACCACCAATAAACCCACCAATAGGGCCACCTATTGCTGTACCAACATAAGTACCTAAACTTACTTTAGCCCCTGCCTTCGCAGAATCCTTTAGAGATGCACCACCAATCAACATAGCCGCAGTTGTACCTAACCCAGCTCCAGCAGATCCATATAAATTTGCTCGACCTGCCGCAGTTGAACTAGAACCAAAGGAACTTAACCTATCTCCTACTCCAGAGAAGTAACCAGTATTACCACCTGCTAAAAGTGTGGCTTGTGTGCCTTTTGCATCTTCTATTTTTTGTAATTTAGCTTTTGCAACATCAGGATTAGCCGCAAGTTCTAATGCATCTGTTTTATTAGCTTTTATTGTTTGCTTTGCATTAACAAGGTCAGCATTTGCTGATTCAGGGCTATATGCAACTTTAGCCGAAGGACCAGATTTAGGCGCGCCAAAAGTATCTGTAAGTTTAAAGTTTTCATAAAAGTCACTAACACCTTCTCCAAGTTTATCAAGACTAAAAGATTCACCATCATCTATATTGAATGCAACTGACCTACCAATTTGACCACCAACCCCAGCCGCAAGTTGTGCGCCCATAGCCAGAGCTTCTTGTTTTAGTGCTTCAGTAGGGTCAATTCCATATTCTTCTTGGAACTCTTGCCTTAACTCATTAGCTTCTTCTTCGCTAATCATATCGTCTTGAGGGTCAAATGTTACACTGCCTGTCTCTTGTTGGCTAACCCACTGGAACATTGGCATGTATTTTGTGCCGTATACGTTCTGCATTACATCTAAATCAAATGTAGGTGTATTAGATTTAAGCTGATAAGTCTTGGCAGTAAACGTCCCATCTTCGTTTTCGATAGCACCTTCTAGTGCTGGTGAACTTGGAGATGTGTAATATTCGTTAGTCGGTAAAGCTCCGTAGCTTCCTGGTATTAAATTTGATTCTAAAACAATTGGACTTCTCATTAATTTATCTCCAGTAAACTTGCCACTACATGCAACCTATTGGCAGTCGCCGCCGTAACTTTTATAATTTCATCTTCTGTCAAAACAAGTGGCTGTGTTAAAAGCTCTACAGTACCATTAGCACCAATTGCCTTAACTTTGAAGAGGCTAAATACATCCGCATCCGCATTTGTAATTGTGACTGTAATTGTATCTGCACTTCCACTATCTTCAGAAACTAAAATAGATTTTATTGTAGCAGTAGTAGCAGAAGGGCATGTATACAATGATGTTGCGTCAGTTGTCGTTAAATCTACTTTTGCATTTTTATAATTATTTGGCATTTATGATATAAACCACGCTGTTGCTTCGGCTTGCTCTACAGCTACTTGAAGCCCAGTAGATGCCGCAAAGTAAGTTGATTGTCGTTCTAATTCAAGAGTATTGGTCAATCTAGCCATATATCCTTGTTGATAATTTTCTGGTGGGCTTGGCAATCTTAAAACTGCAAGTGGTGATCCTTGTGTCATCTCAATCCATCCTGACGTGAATTAACTCTAAAATCTCCCAACGTCCAATCGTCTGTCGTGCCTGTGCTTTGGAACTTTAGACCTATCTGCCGACCTTTGGCGCGTGTGCTTACTTTTCCTGTGGAAGATGTAATCGTAAATGGTCCTTTTACAGTTTCAGGAGAGTTGGGATATTTTCTTGTATTCATATATAAAAATAAGTTTGTGCTAGAACTCATAGTAACATCTGGAACTACTTTATCCACCATATACAAATCTTCACCATTTTGTGTAATTTCACGCGGTGATCCTTCTATGTAGCTGTTCATTGCCGCTCCATCTGCGCTAGTGCCTGTTTCGTGGTTGTAAAGATACCCATCAGGGTCAAATGCAAATGGAACAGTTCGTGCGCCAAAGCTATCTGACCATACTGACCTATCCATAGTTCCAACAGTCCAAGCATTTTCTGCATAATTGTAAGTTACATAACTATCGTTTTCAGGGTTAGTTGTCTCTGTATTTTGATCACTTACATAGAACCAAGTAATCTCTTTAAATTCTTTGTTGTGTCCAGTGACAACTTTATCAATATATCGTGTCTGCATACGATCAAATACAAAATGCTGAACAGGACATGGTATTTCTTTTACAATACCATCATAAGTAAAGAAATTACGCTTACCCATCCAGAAGACATTTCCGTCAACAGATACCATTGTATTTAAGCCAGCCGCTCCTGCGTTTGTCGCAAGTAACCTAAACGAGAATACAAAAGCACCACCAACAAACGTCATGCCATATATTGCCTCGTCAGTAGATATGATTGTCTCCTCACGAGCAGATACCATAGCTACAATTTTAGTTCCAACTTGAAGCCTCTGATCACCTGCGGTGTTTGTCGAAGTTGGATTCCAAACGCTAAAGTCTTCTTGTGTTGACCACCTGACCAACATATTATCTACATTTCCAGTGCCACCACCCACAACATAAGCCTGACATCCACCTGCTATAAAATGCCTATCTGGGAAGCTAACAACAGTAGTACGAGCCACATTAGGAACACTATTTGCACTTGATAGTGATGATACAAGTACAGCACGATTAGTAACCCCTGCCGAAGTATCCCAATAATATATTGCACCATTGCGAACTGTCGCAAGGACATCTTCACCCCAAAGATCTATACTCCAAGCACTATTATCTAAGCTAACATTAGCAAGTGTATCTGATCGTGGAGTACCCCACGCCTCTTCACCCCAACCGCCAACTCCAAAACCAAGAGCTGGGTCAGAACTTTGAGATCCAAGTCCATCGCCAACACCAATTAAATATTTTACAGTAACAGTACCACCACCAGAAGCTACAGTAGAAGTAGCCGCAGTTGGGACAATAATACTGTAAGAGTTTATATTAATTCTTGTTATTTGATATCCGTAGTAATTGTTTAAATCATCTGCCGAAACGCCACCAGTTGCTGATGCTCCACTAATAACAACCCAATCGCCAGTTTCAGCCCCATGTGAATTATCTGTAATGACTACAGTCGTGCTTTCATCTGTCGTGGCTATTGGGTTACTTAACCCAGTAGATGTCTTCCGCAAAGGCGTAATATCGTGAAGTGAGCCATTCTCAATAATTAACAAGTGATTGTGCGTACCAACGACAAGCCTATCTTCGCCATCAGAGTTTGACCTCCAATACACCATGCGTCTGGCAATACCTTCAATATTAGTTTCAGTAGATGTAATATTTCCAGAAGGATTTAATGCGTATATTGTATCTTTCTGCCATCCACCTATCTTTTCAGGATATCCATTTTTAAAACGAACTAAGTCACTATCTACCCAGAAAGGCCCATTTTTGCCAGTAGCGTATTCTGTAACGTCTTTTACAATACCTGGGTTGTATTTTAAAAGTTGCAAAGGCATTTAGATCATCTCCAACGCTTGGTGTAGTGTTTCTTTGTTGCGGCGCGTCCAACCTCGTCCAAAGGTTTCAAAAGTTTTTAAACTTTTATAGAAGTCTTGTCGAACGCCGTAAACATAATTTATGATTTCTTCTGGGTCTTTTTCCATGATAAGACCTAGCGTCTGTGGTCCTATGGCTCCGTCTTGTGTAGCACCTACTGCACGTTGCACAGCTTTTGCAGGTCTACCACTGCCCGAATTTACAGCCCAATCGAAGCACGCCCAGTCTAAGCCCGATGGAAGCGAATCGCCTTTAACTCGATCCCAGTAGTTCTTCTTATATATCGGAGCTACATCTTCTGGAGTTAAGTCACGCATTTCTTGTTCAGTTGATTCACTACCAGTCCACTCATCGTACACTTTTTTGGTAACTCCCAAATTTGTGATACCTCCAGGATCTTCGGGATGATTTACGAATCCTCCTTCGTGAGAAAGAAGCATTTCTAAGCATTTATCAAAGTTCTCTTTCATTTCTTACCTCCAAAATACTTACTAACACCACGCATACCAATTGATGCACTCACGATACCGCCAAGGCTATATTGATACCAACCTGGCATACTAGATAGAGCGGCAAAACCATCTTGCACAATAGCATTACCCCAATCCCCACAAAACGCCAAAATAAGGGGAATACTGAACAAAAGTGTTATCCACTCGTCTTTCCAGGAGTTCTCTGTGGCTTTCATGGCGGCTAGATCCCAATCAAGCTCACCAGTGGCTATTTTCATTTTAGTTTGGGCTTCAGCTTGCTTTACGGCAGTCTTACCCTCAATCATAGTTCCAGCAAGATCAGCGACCTTACCCAGTAATCCTAATCCCATCATTCTTTATTCGCCTTTCCTTTTGTGTAGGCTTCCTTGCCATAGAATGCCGCAACGATAGCGGCTACGGAAACAAAATATACACCAGCAATAGAGGCCAGTGACTTCATGGCTTCATCAAGATTAGCCACGTTACAAATAATTATAGCAAATGGATACAGCAACATTCCGAACAAAGCGAACCAGGCCATCTTGCGCTGGGCATCTCTTTGTGCATCGTCATCAGCCATTTTTAATCGCTTGTCTTCTAGTGCTAACTTATCCCATTCAGATTGGTCTACTGATCCATTTCCATCTAAATCGGCTTTCTCAAATTCTGTCATTTTAAATCTCCTAGTCAGCAAGAGGGTTATCTAAAGCCCTCTGCAATTTGCCCATGAGTTTATCTTCAAGTTCTTTCATTGAGCTATCTTGTGAAACCCTAACACGTTCTCTTTGATTTTCAAAGCGAACTTCTGCGTTGTCTATCATAGTACGAACCTTTTCTTCGGATTCTCGTACCATGTCCTCTATTCTGTCCACTTGAGACTCAAGCCGCAACAGATCATCACGCAATCCATTTTTAATGTCACGACTATATTCTACTGACTCTTCTACCTTTTCAGAAATGCCACTGACCTTTGCATCCATTACATCCATTTGTAATTGATATTCCTCCAAGTCTAGACCTGTAACAGCTTCTATCTTTTGCCACATAAGAAATCCTGCGTACAAAGCACCTACAATTGTAGATAAAAATGCAAGTATAGCCATGATAGAACCGAACGACATCTTCATACCACCTGTCTTAAACTCACGATCTGCAAGTCCATCAATATTATCTGCTATCTTGGTAGTGTCCATCAGTTTTCAAACTCCATCTCACCACTTGAGTTTTGTAAGTTCTTTAGTGCTTCTAGCTCATCTCGTAGCTTTTGTATCTCTAGCCTTCGCTGAGTTAGCTCTATTTGGTAAAGGTCATCACAGTTAATACGAGCCTTGGGTTTGTCTAAAGGTATAACAATACGTGCATACACGCCTATATCTTTACCACGACTGTTTGTATTTAATCCTGACAGTACACCTGTCACACCATACTCTAAGTTTACACCACCACCTACAGCGTTACTGCATCTCATATTTCCTGTCGAAAAAGAATCCGATTGGTAGTTCATTGGTGGACTTGGCAAGGCAAGCGAAAGAGAACTATTATCTGCAAAAGCAGAACTGGCTAATAAGCAAAATGTTAAAGCTATTCTCATGTAGGCTCACCATCTAACCTTGAGCATATTCTAGACGATATCAAAGTTCTAGATGTATTTGTTCTTTTTACTTTTGAAGTAGTGCAGAGATACACAGCCTCATCCATGTCAATTTCTCGTATGTATACATCAAAAGATTTATGCTCTTTGTATTCAACCTTTATGATCCTATACGTTGTAGAGAAAGGTATGTTCATCCAATTTAAATCAAACAAATCAATCTGGTAATACTTTATCTCTTCTCTAGAATTAAAAAGAGACATCTCCACTTTGACCACGTTTTTAACGTGAGATGTTTTTACTTCAGGGTACGCAGGCGTCATTTCGTGCGCGGACGCACCAAAAGTAATTAGCATACCTAATGTGATTAATTTACTTAGCAATACAGCTTGCCTGCACCACCGCAGTGTAGGTCCCACCTGGTAATGGTTTAGCTGAACCATAAGTTGCACTAGATGCAGTGCTGAACCATGTGGAGCCTGCCAATGTTAAATTAAAGTTTGTAGTGCTTCCTACAACTGTTTTAGCCGCTTCGTATGCTGACATACCAGAAACAGACGTTTGTGTAACACTTGTACTACCTGTCCATGCAAGCGTGTCGGACAAAGAAGGCGACGAGCTAAAAGCTGTTGGGTGTGTTATACTAGCTATATAAGCATCTGCTATTGAAACGTCATACCTAACAATAGGTAGTATGCCACCATCCGCAGGGGTTGTGCTTAGTTTACTTGCAATCGGGTTTCCATATGCACCTGACTTAGTTGTTTGGATAACACATTTAGCTTCTACGCTTCCTGTAATTTCAACATTCGCTAGTGCTGGAAATGCACATAGTGAAAGTATTGCTATAGAATATTTCATTTTAGACCTCATTGGTTATACTGCATGTCGATCATCTCTTCGTGCAGAATTTGTTGTGCCAAATTATTACGCAAGCCTTTCTTGTTATCTGATATCTGTGAATCAGCAAGAGTAGGGGCATCATTATAAGCACCACCATTTATAGATGCATTGTAATACATATTGATGTTAGTTTGCTGATTGATAGCCATGATAATTTGATCTTGTCCTTGCGTTTTAAATAAGGTCAACGCATTGGCAGATGCTGTTAGCCCTAATTCAATTCTAGTTTGCTCTTCTTCTTCCTCTTCAGAAAGAATTAGATTACCATCTTCATCATACTCAAAGTCGTTATCGGCGTCTATAGCACCCATAGCCTCGTCATCTTCTAGTACATCATACACTTCAACTACAGGTATTACTGGTATTGGCTTAACATAATCTGGGCATGATGGATTTAGTTGTGGATCAAAGCATTCATCAATTCTGTAGCTATATACCACCAAAGGATCTGTTACACTTCCCTCGCCTTCAACAGTAATTGATCCATCCCCCCACTTAGAAGAGGCTACGTTAGCTAAAGGAAAAGACTTGACGATTGTATTGCCTGGCACTCCAGACCAATCATCTGTTGCGGAAAACGTATATCCTTCACCTTCCGCATTTAAGTTACGGATGTGGACTTTCATATCGTCTTCTGGGTTTTTTACTGTGGTGTATTTGTATAATAATCCATTTACATCTAAGCCAGGTATGTCAGGCAAAACAGAACTCATACCCCAACTTAGTGCTGTGGATGCGGCATTTCCAGTTGTTCCGTAGCTATACGGATCACAAGAAGAGTAAGAAGGCCAAAGTGCTAATAATAACACTAAGACCTGTTTTTGTTTCAATGTTTTCATTAAAAATCTTTTTCATTGGATTGTTTTGTTCTCGCTCAATAGTCTGCTTAACTGTCTCCATTTCCCACGCAACTCTGGCCTTATCTCCCACCAACCCCATGTATGGGCAGGGCGTCCCGGCATTGAGCATTGCGTCAAAAACGCGAGAATCCTGGCAAAGGGCCGAAATCGCGGCCACCTTCATCCCCATATTATAAAGGGCTTTTGCGTTTTTTAGTTTTTCGCAGTTCATGTCTCGCACAGTTCGACCTGCTGAAATACCAAGTATCTGCGTCTGCACAGCACCAGCAACACCAACAGTACATAAATCAGAATTGCTTGTACTTATTTGTGGAGAAATTGCAGAAGGAGGTGGACTGTTTATGGTAGTTTCCATAGTGCCAGTTGATGTCACTGTGCTATCCGACTTGATTGTATCGTCATCATTAGCAAAAGCAAAACTACTACTTAATAGAAGTAATGCTATTACAAATAAACGTATCATTTTCTTTCTACCAATCGATCTAGCTTTTCTTCAATCCTATCAAACTTACTCATAATTTGACCTAATACTTGAGATGAGTCAGTCTTAGTGACGTACTCTTTAGCCAACTCTTCTCTAGTTCTGTTCAGCAAAATGGTAACGCGCTTTAGTTCTTCATGGTGAGTTTTAATCCACCATATTAAAAAACCAAACCCTGCGGTTAATCCAATGTTCCAAATAGATTCCATGTTACGCTACTTTTTCTAATGCAGAATTAATACCCAAAACATCTTTAAGCCTATCTCTAATACCAAGACCATCCAGATTTTGTGCAAATGATGGCGACCACCACAAATTACTTAAATGTAAAAAATCTATAGAGGCTTTTCCACTGTCTAATATTACTTCTGGGGCGCGCCCAAAAGTCCCAGCAGGATAAGCATGTTCTATCATGTCACAGAAAGCCTTATCATACTTTCCAGTTTCCATACATCGCTCACCACGTTCTCTTGCGTAGTCCCAAAAAGGAGTGTTGTATTTTGAACCAGCAAAATAGTGTAGCATAATTATACGCTCTACGTTTCTTATTAGACCTACATATTCAATGTTAGCCTGTTCTGTAGACATGATACCTTGGATGCAGTTCATAGCGTTTTCTAAAACGCTATTTGCCATACCAAAAGACATAGCTTCTAAAGGCTCTAAGAAGAAAGACGAGTTGCCATTGCTTGCTAATCGGTCAGTAAAATTTCGGTTCTTTGAGTAGTTGTTAAAGCCAAAAGAGTTAGTTTCTTTACTGGGCGTTAAGCCAAAGTCACTAAATATTGCCTTTATGTCTTCTTTAACTTCTTCAAGCGTGTTGATGTCGCTGTTATATAGATACCCAACAGAACATCTATTTTGTAAAGGTATCCCAAACACCCAACCATACGGCCTAGCAATAGTAAGTGTGTGTGAAAACTTTGGGGCATCCCAGTAGCATTGATTTACATGGACAGCGTTTACAGGAATGTAAGCAGACTGTGAGTGTTTGCTGTAATCTTTAGGGCGACCAGAACAATCAATAATATAGTCAGCATCAATATCATCGGGAGTTATGTTATGCTCAAACAAATCAACATGATCTTTTAGCTTACCATAGATGTAGTCTTGCATTTTGTTTGCGTTAAAGTGAATAGCAGTTGATGGTGTAGGAAAATCGTGTAGAAATTCTTCTTTTGTTTTAGACCAACCGCGCTTGAATATGCCTGTTTTTACATAGGCATCTACAAGATTAAAATCTTTCCCACTAAACCCCAAAGTCTTGTTTAAAAGGTGAGGTAAGATGAGAGTTGTCCCCTCACCTACTGCTTGCGGTTTTATAGTGGGGTCATAGTGCCACTCAACCTTTGCGTCTGGGAAGTTAAGTTTCATTTGTAGCGCAGACATACACCCTACAGTTCCACGCCCTATGACTGCGTATTTCTTCATGCCATATCCAAAATAGAAGGTATTGAAGGCCACGTAACAGAAGTTGGAAATGTATCTTGATCTGTTATATCTAACAAAGCTGTTCTATACGCTGTGACTTCATTTTGTTGGGTAGAAGTTAATCCATCCCAACGCATAGGGTTTGAAACAACAGGATCAACAAGACTAGCCAATAGTCCATTCCGTTCACGCCTTATTTCGGCGGCATTAGAGTTATCTATCTCCTCTTGTGTTGGAGGCTCTGGAGCGACATAAGGCGCAATGTCATTTGCCTCTTGCATCTGAGCTAATAAAACTGTGTTGTCTATAGTATTATCTGCATCATTTACGTCTAAGGTGTAGGGCGTCCAACCTTCATATTTTTCAAGGTCTAGCCAACAGTCTATGCGATTACCTGTGTCGTCTATATAAATTGCGTCTTTGTAAGTATAAGCCATTATGAGTACCTCACCCAAAGACCAGTGTATTTTTGATTCCAGTTACTGCCACCATTACCTGTATTTGCTCCGGGAGACATTAAACGCCAACTTCCTGAGTAAGTTTGGTTACTTATAACAGTGCCGGGACTATTATAACCACTGTTGGCTTCTAGACCATTGGTAGCTGTAGTACCAGAAGTCGAAGTAGCTGTTCTATCTGCCCCATTTTGCCCGCTTGCTAATGCTGTTCTAGGTCTTAATGCACTTCCTGACGCTGTTCTTCCTTCTTTATAGACTGCAAAGTTACTATCGCTTGCCATACCAGTATCGTAAGCAAGAGTATATGTACCTACACCATTTACGTCTGTAGATGCTCCAGCATCAATATTACCGCTACCAAGAATAGAAGTTCCGCCGACTGTCTTTAGCCCACCTACACTTGATAAATTACGACTGTCATCAATAACAGTTGTTCCACCTACTTTAATAGCCATCTTCGTTCTCCTTTAAACTATTAGCTGTTAATTTGTGTTTTAAGCTCATCAATCTGAGCCTGTTGTTCTTTCATAGCCTCGATAAGTACAGCCACAATGTTACCGTATTTAACTGACTTGATGCCATCCTCATTGGTGTTGACTACATCAGGCAATACATCTTCTACCTCTTGAGCAATGACACCTATTTCTGAGCCACCATTCTCTAGCCAATCAAAGCTAACACCACGCAAAGACTTAACTGCATCTAGTGAGCCTGTAAGTGTCTCTACATTTGTTTTAAGTGTAGCATCTGAAGTGGAGTTGAAGTTGGTTGCATTTACGTCACTAGTAAAAGTAGCTACATCGTTGCTTGCAAGTGTTAAGGCTAAAGAAGTATTATCAACATAAAATTGTAGTGATTGTATACCACTACTTCCTGCTTTAATGTATGGACCAGTCGAGTTGTCATAACCAATTTCTGTTTTATAGTTTGTGTTTGAACCACCACTAACTCTTATAGCTGAAGTTACACCTTTACGAACCTCGAAATCAGTGCTAGGGGATGAAGTTCCCACTCCAACTCTATCATTGCCACCATCAACAAACAACATACTTGATTGACCATTTGACTCAACACGGAAGTCAAAATCTCCACTATCTTCGTTGAAAACAGTTTCACCTGTTGAAATAATCATTCGTGTACTGTCACCAATAACTGCTCTTAAAACATTAGCTTGATTAAATTGTAAATAACTATCGTCATCTCCATTAGAGCGTAATTTACCTGTTGACCCCATAACAACATCACTATTGAAGATAGCATCACCAGAGGCTGACATATCAAGGGTGAGGGCTGTGATGGTTGAGCCGCCATCGTTGCCTTTAAAAATAATATCTTTGTCCGTACTGTCTGATTGAATTATAAAATCATCGTTTGTACTTACAAATCTTCCAAAAGTATCTGCGTTATCTTGTAAGACAATGTTGCCTCCATCAGCATCTAACATTAAATACGAGGCGGCATCTATGGTTAAGTCGCCAGAAGCATTAGCTATATTGCCTGTGACTTGTATGCCGGTGGCGGTGGTGGCTAGTTTGGTTGCGTTGTTGTGGTAAAGCGTAACTGCACCATCATCCGCAGTGGCCATAAATGTTTCTGACCCATCCCCTTTTTGAAGAAAGATGTTATTAGAGCCACGTATGTATAAATCACCTGTACCTGTATCAGCAATAAGACTATCGCCGCCATTATGATAAATCTGTAGGTCAGACCCAGCACCGAATATGGCTTTGTCGTTGTCACCGAAGTTGATGTCGCCTGTTGTTGATAAAGCACCAACACTCAAGGAATCAAAAGCATCTACCATTTTAGCACCAGAGCCTACGCCATCTGAGTAGATTACTTTAGTTTTACCACTAGCAATCGTAACTGTTGCACCAGATCCTTGCTTAATAATAATGTCTTGAGATCCACTTGTGGCATTTTCAATGAACCAAAGTTTACTAACAGTATTTGGGCCTATTGTAATTGTACAAGTTGAGTCCAACGTACCTGTATACTTTAAGAACATTGAACGACCTGGATCAGTAGCCCCATCTGCTATTGTTGTTGTGTGTGCATCAGCATTTGTCGTTATAGCTTCTGTACTATAAGAAAAAGCCTCTGCAATTAATTCAAGGTTAGTATTCGTTACTGTACCCCATGAGCCTGACTGATCGCCAGTTGCCATCTCATTGAGGCGAAGGTCATTTACATAGGTTGAAGCCATACTAGTCTATCCTTATAATTGCGTTGTTAGCTGTCTGAGCAGGGAAAACAACTCTGAAAGTACCTGATGAAACTGTAAAGTCTCCACCAAAGTCCAATACAGCGATAGCTCTATCTCCGTCTGTATCGTTATATATTAACGCACCACGCGCTGTAAAACTAGCTGATGTCCACTCAGGATTATCAGAGTCAAAACATCCGCTTGTTCCGTTTTCAATTACAGACGCATTTGCCAGTGTCACTCCACCAGTAGTGTATCCGTTACCATTAGCAACTTCGTTCGATGTTGTGTAGGTATCAGTAGTAGCATCTAAACTTGCACTACTTGTGTAGAGAGCGATCTTTATTGTATCACTGTCTAAGTCATGTAACCCAAGCATTACATCTTTTTTAAATTGGGTACACATTGCTTGTGTAATAGCCATTATAAACCTCCGTTATATTCTGCCGCATAATCGCGTTGCATCTCTTGTACAAATAATTGTACCGCTTCGTCAAATTGTGTTTTATAAAGCGCCAATGTCTCTCCAGCTTTCAGAAATGCAGATGCTTCATATAGACACGCCGATAATAACACATTTTCTGCGTTGTCGCCAACCCATGAGTTAGAATTAGTTGAACTTAGCCCAGTTTCTGGTGCAATGAAGTCCACTTGATAAGTATCAGCCGCATTTGGTGTTGGTGCTATTGTTATTGTAGTACCAGATGTATTTGCTGATTTTGTGCTATAAAACTTTGGTGTGCCTTGCGTAGTTGCATTAGGCCAATAATCTCGTAAGTAAGAGTCAACTCTATGATCTAAATATGATACGACATTTGAGCTAATTATTGACACTTGCCTAATCATCCTAGCACTTGTCACTACATAGTCAGTTGTACCTGCAACTAAATTAGCAGTTGTAGTCTGCCTAAAACATGGGAGATTAGGTAATCTCTGAAAGATCATATCTTCAGCTTGATTAATAATTTCATCAATTGACGCCTGTAACTCTGTTGAGTCGTCTTCTAAAAAGTTTTGAATATTTGCGACTAATGTTGTGTAATTCATTTAGTTACCCCATGTACCACTTCCCCAAGTGCCTTCACTCCAACCTAGACTAATTTCAAGACTAACTGAACCTACTGCACCTGATCCGCCAAGTCCTGTCTCAATAGCTTCAGAAGCAGAGACTTCTTCACCAACAGCACCTGTTGAACCTATACCCGAAATGCCTGTAACAAGCAATTGAATGTTGCCATTGCCAGAAACTCCAAAGCCTTCTGACTCACCATCTCCAGATACACCTGATTGACTTAATTCTAATTCAGGAACTTCACTGCCGATTGCGCCTGTACCACCAACCCCAGCTTCACCTATCTCTGTTTCAAAGGTTTCATTACCAACTGCGCCTGTGCCACCAACGCCTGTCTCAGTTAGTTCTATCTCAGGAACTTCAGTTCCCACTGCACCTGTGCCACCAGCTCCAGACACTGGAGCATCTGTTGTAATAAAGAATGTAGATGTACCTGTAGTACCTGTACCACCAACTCCAGTCTCGTTTATTTCTAATGCAATAGACTCACTTCCGACTGCACCTGTACCTGATACGCCTGTCTCGTTTATTTCTAATTCGAGAGATTCAGAACCTATGGCTCCTGTACCAGACGTTCCAGTAACAGCTAAATCTTCATTATCAGATACAATTGCCGTTCCAACATTAGCCGCTCCAGATACGCCAGATACACTAAATATACGATCATTATGTATATCAACATAACCAGCTTCGCCTATAGACGGAACTCCAACAGGTGGCCTTGCCCTTGGGTCTATTGTCCAATCTTGTGTAAATCCAATATAGACAACAACATTTTCTGGATCATTGTCTGGCCTACCATTAAATAGGGCAGTCGCGTCCACAACATTTTTAGCAGGAGTAAGTTGTGGGTGTTTTGGTTCCCAATCTTCAGGTGAAACACGCAAGCCATCCCAAGTCGTCTTCAGTTTGGTATACTTAACCCGAAGACCACTTCTGTCGCTTATCGCGTAGGATTTTTTTCCTCTTGCGTATTTCCCCATTAAGATAAGTTCAGCGCAGTAGGCCGAATCCTTAAACTTACACCATCATTATCTGCCGAAGATGCAATGCTAAATGCGCGTTCATACATTTCATTTAGAAGTGTAAATTTTTCATTTGCAAATTTTATTGCTAACTTACTTGCCAACCCAGCACATATGCAATCGTTCCAACGATATGGAATGTCTGCATCTTGATTAGATGCTGTAATGTCATCAAGCTGATTAACAGCCCAATAGACCATACTATATGTTGTCCTGTCAGGTATTTGCCAAATATAAATCTTTGGAGTTATTTGACTATCCAACATATACTGACTTGGCTTACCACTAGATGTTTTGTTTGGAAGTTGATTGTAATCAGCAATAGATACACGATTTATTATCTGGTCAGAAGTATCTGTGCCAGAACTGTCTCGTATCACCGCATCCATAATATCAATTGTCCCTGCTGGCAATGTGTATGGCGTAGTTTGACCATTCACCAATGTCAGAGTTTTCTGTTCTACAGACCAATAGTTAATACCTCTATTAGCCCATTCAGAAAAAAGAAGGTTAAGACTGCGCCTTGCAGACACAGCCCTATCACCAGTTTGAGTTTGGGTATCAAGACCACAACGCTCAAATGCTTCAGCAATTATTTCTTCTACATTAGGTTTAAAGGCTACAGTTCCTGATAGTGCCATTTAAGCCTCCTAGTATTGCTTAATTGCGCGCATCACTATTTGATACGCATCTCCAACTGCACCTGCACCAGTTGTTGTAAACTTAATGTCACCACTACCATTTGCTCCGTAATCGGCAGTGTTTGGTAAACCTCCGAATTTAGAGAAATCTTGATAACCTGATTGATTTTCATCAAGGTGCATAACTATAACGTCAGCATCAGCGTCTGCTAATACCTCTACAGTCATTGCCTTAATAACCCACCAACATTCTGCAATTCTTAATCCTGTGCAAGTGTCTCCATTTGCACTTTTAGTAAGAGCAGAAACATCAATTTTACTAACGGCACTTTCGTTGCCACCATCTACATACTGATACTGAAAAGCAAAAACTACTTCCCTAGTGTTTTCTGAAATTTTTGTTACTGTTTTAATATCCGCCATTTGCTACTCCTATAGTTGTAGGTGGGGTTTCATCCCCACCATAAAGTTTTATGGACGAACAGGAGAGTTGTACGCTTGAGCATATAAAATCGTAATAACTGCAACACCAGCAGTAGTTCCTGCACTGCTTGTCACTGTAAGTTTAAGATCGGCAGTTCCTGTGTCAGCCCACTCACCTGTACCACCACCTTGTGTAGTTACAGTTTTAAGACCAGCAGTCGTGCCAGATGCCAATGTATTTAAGATTGTTGTTGCGCCACCAACTGTATCACCAACACTCAAGTTTGTTGTTGTGTTAGCCGCAGTAGACATATCAACTTTACAATCAATAATTTTAGATTTTGCTGGAATAACCATGTTGGTTGCACCTGCCGCAATAGCTCCATTTGATAGATCCATTGTGTGCGTTTGCATCATGACAACATAACCGACATTTGCTATGTCGCTTCCAACTGTTGTGCCTGTTGTGTTTTTGATAGTACCAGCCCGTACTGGGCCTGAGAATGTAGTTGTACCCATAATAATCTCCTGTCAGGGTTAAAGTCAGTCACACCATGCGACTGTCAGGGATAAAAGTACACTACAACAGCTTTAATTAAAAAGAAAGAGGCGATCCGAAGACCGCCTTTGTTTTGTTAAATCCACGCTTTGCCATTTACTTTTACTTTGGTAGGGCGTTGAATTATAGTCTGCCTTACACCTTCTCGAACACCATGATCTTTGACTTTAGCCATACACTCAACTGAATTGCCTTTGCCCCAATCATAAGACCCTTTGTAAATCACAATATTATCGTCAGCATCGCGGCAGATGTTGATGTAGCTTGTACCCCAGTTTCCACCATCCAACTCAACAACGTGCTTAACTGTGACAGTAAAAGCCTGACGCTCTCCCACTGTGCCGACAAACTCACACTTGCCATCTCTAGTAGCCCACTCAGCCTTTTGAGCCGCACGCTTGTCAATCATCTTGACCATAGCGTTACGCATATTGTCAGTTGGCTTACCAAACTTATTAATACCTCTTTTAACGGCTGATAAAAAACCTTCACCATTTGAATCTTCAAATTCAACAAAATCAATAATTTCTTGAGCGCGATCATCAGACGCGATCCAGTTTTTACGCTTTGTATTAGCGGCATTAGCCATTCTGTAATTGCGAATACTACTGTAATAGTTAGCTTCGCCTGGGTGATTATCTATATATGCCATTTTATAATTCCTTTATTTCTCTACCTATATACAATATATAGTACACTAAATAGAGTAATGCAAGGGTTTAAATAAAAAAAAGAGGCGACCCTAAGACCGCCTCGATTAATCAAAATAATTTGATTTATTATATTACGCGCCTTCTGATCCGAAGATACCACGCCAGTCAGTGAAGCCAAAAGAATAACGCTCACGCACTTTGTAGCGCACGTTACCAGTTTCGAAATCACCTTCCATGCCTTTTTTCATAGGCGAGCGTTGGAACATTTTCAGTCCATCTGGAACATCAGTCTTGATGAAGAATGCGTCCGCATCTGTTAGACGACGCATCACATGATAACCTTGTGGTAAGTAACCACCAGATTTAATCGCATTGATGTCGTTGTCCGCAGTACCAGTGCGAAGTTGTGATTCCAACAAACGCTCTGCAACAAAAGTGTAAGCTGTTGGGATAACCAACTGCGTACCTTGAGCGGCAATTCTAAGACCACGATCATCTTTCATATCCGCTATTTGGATAAGAATTGACTCTAGTGATGTCTCAGACAAGTCAGCCGCTGTTGCTAACGTGTTAGACTGGTTACCATTTTGCGTTGGGTGAGATGTACTTAAAAGAGTAGTACCATCTCCACCATTTGCAGTAGTTGCGTTATTTAAAACATTTGCCGCTTTGATTTCCTTAGTGGAAGCCATTGAGCGTGCAAGTGCTTTTGTATAACGAGAAGCAATTGAGCCATACTGACCATCTTCTTCAGCTTCCTCAGTAATTGAGAACGCTAAAGCAACTGTTTCATGTTGGTAACGTGCAGTCCATTGTTGACCAGCATCATCATAAGATACCGCTGAACCTTCAGACTTTGTTGGTGCAGTACCGAAACCAGATAGAAGTACATCTTCTTCAAACGCTTTTTGTGAAGTGTTTGATGAGAAGACTGCTTCATATTCAGCAGGGTAGCTGTCATATTCGAGGCCAAACAAGGTGTTTAGACCTGGCTCAAGCATTTTAGCAAAACTTGCTCTATTCATAGCCATGATTTAAATCCTTCCTTAAATACCAGCGACATTAGTACCAAGAAGGTGTTCGTTAATCGTAACCTCCATGATCGCGTTCGCACCAAAAGCATTGTCAGGTGCATCGTAAAGCGCAACGATCTTGCAAGAAGCTATTCCTGCCGCCATTGTGCCACTCAGTTCAAATCCAGATTGACCTGTTAAAGTCGAACCTGCCCCTGCAACAACATCACAGCAATTCATGATATTTGTTTGTGCAGGAGTTCCAGCAGACTGTGCTTTAAACACTGTGTACGGATCATCATATACATAAGCAATGATGTCAGTAGCAACTGTGCCTGAAGGCCAATACTCACTGTAAACATATGATCCATCTGCGGCTGTATATGAACAACCATCGAATACACCAATGTTGTTGGTTTCTGTTGCAGAATGAGGAGTAATAGTACCAGCCGCAACAACAATAACCATATCACCTTTGAAGATGTTTTCTGCAAGTCCACTTGCAATAGTATATTTGTTGGTGCGAGGCGCATTACCGCTCATGTGACGAATCGGGACAAACCCGAATGCGGCGTCTACATTTGCCATTTTTTCGCTCCTATAGCGTTAGAGTTAATCGCTCATGGCAGAAAGATTTCTACCGCGACTTGAGGAAGACTTCCGTTCTTGATAGATTGGTTGTCCGTTACGTCGTCCTAAAGCATCTAGATCACTAGCAATTGATTCATTTTGCTCACCATTCTTACTAGAATAGTATTCTTTCATTGATCTATGCCGTTCTTCTGGCATTTCACAAAGCAACATTCCTTCAATTCCTACACAACCTGCCCACTGTCCGTGATTGATAGTCGGAAACAACTTACTCTTCACAGTCTCAGCTTTGCGTGCTTCCCATCCTTCACGCATACGTTTGTATACGTTGTCTGGCGTATCCTTCCCTTGAATCGAGGTAGCTACCCACCTTTGGACGAAACCTGGACGAGCTTCGGGTGCATCCAAAAGTGCTGGGGGTTTCCATGAGGTTTCTTGACGAGCTTGCTCATCTCTCACAGAGTTTCGAGTTTCGTCTGCGCGCACGTTTCTATTCTCAGTCATTATCTGGCTCCTTTTTGACGCCGTATTTCAGCTTCATATTGTTTAAGACCTTTTTCATCAGTGATTCCAAGTTCTCTAGCCATTTTGAGTTGTTCTTGCGACATTCTCACTCTATTGCCCTTGTAGTTTGACGAACCGCCTGTAGTTGGGGCGACTGGGGGTCTACTTTTTGCTCGTGGTCTACTTGGACTTGATCCCGAAGATAACTCAGGAAAAACCTTTTGTAAACGATTGTTTAGATGATCGTAATATTCATCAGAATTTTTGTCGTAACCTTCTAAGTCAAGTTGGACATCAATTGCACGAGCCGCCGCAGTTTCACGTTCAAAGCCAGCGGCATTAAACCAATTGTTTTGTTGCCACCACGACATAGCTTTTTGTGGAGCTGGGTTTTGCACAGCTTGTTGTGCGCGCCCAACTGTTGGAGATACAGCACGTTGCTGTTGTTGTTGCTTTTGCATCTCTGCAATTCGCATAGCCGCTCTCATGTCAGCCATTTGCTCTTGGAAGTTTACTTGAGCTTCTGTGTCACCTTCCTCCACAGCCTTGTGTAAAGCCTGTTTAGTTTGGCTGTAGCGATCATTGAACAGTTGCTCTGCGGATTGCTGAGAGCCTTGCTCTAGTCGCTCTAGTCGTTTCTGAAGCTGTGCATTTTGCTCTTGTATCTGTCGAGACTGTATTTCAGCGTCTCTACGTTGACTGACAAGTTTTTGAATACGCTTCTGGACTTTCGGCCCATAGTCGTCTTCTTCTTGTTCTGGCTTTGCTTGTTGCTTTTCTTCTGCAACATCTTTCGCCTCTTCAGCCGCTTCTTGAACTGGATCTTCTACGACTTCGATTTCAAAATCTTCAGAGCTTCCTTTAGCTCTTTTGATCTCGTCTTCGATTTCTTTCATTACATTGCTTTCTACCATTTGGTTCACCCCACATACGCGGCGACTTCAACACCTTCTGGCAAAATCGATGTTATTTCATCATCATTTAGCAGAAGGAACTTAACGCCTTTTACAACAAGTTTCTGACCAGCATATTTTCCATAGGTTATGCGATCTCCGACCTTTGGACTTACATCGGCACGCCATCGCTTGCCAGTGTCTCTGTCCCGATACGCTAAATCACCCAAGGCGCAAACTGTGCCATGAGCAGTAAGGTATTCTTCATTGTCTTGTGATATTGTTGGCAGATGTAAGCCACCTGCTGTTTTAGTTTTAACCTGATTAGGTTGAACCAAGACCTTCCAATTTAAAGGTATCGGCAGTTGCTTTGAACTGATCTCTGATTCAGTTTCTTCGTCTTTATATATTCTGTCATGTTGATGAGACACGTTATACATCCTCTTCGTTTATATTTTTAATCGTTTCGAGGATAATATCTGACGCTTGCATTAAGCCTTCAGATATACCCACGTTCTTCTGATATGAATTGAAATCGGAAATCCGACCTTCAACCATACTTTTAGCTATTTCTAGCTTCTCCTTCTCCAGATTTTTTCGGATCTGTTGGAGCAGATCGCTGACTGTCATTCTTGACACCTCCTGTCATGGAGACACCTGTAACATGAACAGTTACGTCTTTACTTTCTGAAGCCATTAATATCTCCCTTTTGATTTGGCCTTCTTCTTCTTTACTGTTTTTTTCTTTGTTTTAACAGCTTTCTTTTTTCCGTACTTCATTTTACTTCCTCCAGTCATTAACTTTCCAAAACTTGCGCGGTTCATCTGTACATTGATCCTGACTTAAAACTAAGTTTACTTTTTAAATTACCTAAAAACCTAATAACAGGTGGGGCGGCTTTTGATAATCCTAAACCAAATCCAGCACCCAATACAGCATTAGTTGCACCTTCAGACAAACGCTCATCAGGTTCGCCTATTCCATATCCATGAATAAATCCACCTAAAGCTCCAACTCCAGTTGGCCCTACTTTTTGTAAAGTTTTTGCAACTAATCCAGTTAAAGCGGCAGGAACTGAGACAGGAGCAGACATAAACATTCCAGCGGCTACTGGCGCAAATCCTGCTACATCCATTGCTATTGCTTTTTTTGGATTTTCGTTTTCATATCTATTAGCACTTTCTACAGCACTTCTTCTAGCTTGCTCAAACTCTTCTCCGCTTATTTGACCAGTTTTAAATAAGGCTTCCAATTCATCTCCAAAACCAAACAAAAAACTTTGTCCAGCATATCGTGCCGCGCCACCAGAATTTTCTGGAATATTATCTATAAATTGTTCATCAGCCATTACACGCTCCCACCTGACAACTCACGCGCCAGTATCTTTAATGTATCCGCAAAGCCTTTATCTAGCTCTTTAGCGGCTATTGCAAACTTTCTGGGAGAAATGTCATCAGACTTTAGACCACGGCGTTCTAAGAAGCTCTTTGCCGCTCTGATCTCTGCTTGCGCTACTTTTTTAACTGCCGCTTTAGCCATTACATTTGATCTCCGTTTTCGTTTTCACCCATACTATTTAACGCACCATAACTAATTATAGGCGCAATCGCCGCAGTAGGTACACCCTTTTTAATTACTGACTCTCTAAACTCTGGCGTTATCTGAATACCTCTTGAACTAAAAGGTTCACTAGTATTTTGACCTGCTATTGGCGGTGGGTCTAAAAATACTTGTCCTATCGGGGGATTTACATCAAACTTTTTAAGAAATTTCTTTAATCTATTTTGAGTGTCGGTTTTATAAAACTTTTCTGTACCTGGCTCTAAATCTTCAATATTTTTTCCAGTAACTTTAGCAATTGCCCCTATATCGTCAGGAAATGTTAAATAATCAACATTTGGATTGTTTACAGCATCCAGAATAGATTTGCCTATTATTTGGTCTACCCACTTGTCTTGAGATGACATAAATGGCGCGCCTGCTTTCTTAAATCCTTGCTCACCACTAAAATTATCAAGCTCTATTTTTTTCATTTCGTTTCTGGCGTCAAGTATGTCCATTTTAAGCAACATATTGTCAGCATTTAAATTGCCGTAATATCTTCTGAAACCTTCATTTAGCCAATCTACTGGCTTTGACGCCATATATTCCTGAACAGCGTCAACGCCCAATGGCTCTCTAGTCCAAGCAGTTTGCATTCTGCGAGAAAGTGGCTCATCAACAATTCTTTTGTCATCTTTGGCAAGTAAATTTACACCTCTAAACTCGTCAAAGTTGTAAAGCTGATAATGTAAAAACTCTAGTTCATCTTCATTCATTAATGATGTATCTAATGGAAGCTCATCTTTAATTTTAAAAGCACTCGCCATGTCTTTAAAGCTATCGTTTTGCTTTGTTGGGTCTTTAATTATTTTATTTATTTGAAAAATAGCCGCTTCACGCCCAAGTCTACCCAACTCTTCTTGGTTTAAATTATTGGCAAACATCTTTCGATTATTTTCTCTAAGTTTGTTAGAGTCAATTCTTGCCTTTTCATTTAGTTCGTTAAATCTAGCAACTAATAAACTTTCATCGTAATTTCTGGTTTCAAGTCTAGGTAAGTTTCTTTTCTTTTCATATATTGGTTCTGGATCAGTAAGATCTTTACCTTGCTGAAGTTTTTGAAATGGATCTGATTGCCCTTCACCAACATACATAGCTTTTTCACCCGAACGTGTCGGAAAAATACCTGTTCTGCTGTGCATTACTGTACTAATAGCATCGTCTCCAAAATGACCACTTTCAGCAGTCTGAAGAATATTTATTCTTCTTGTTGGATCAAAGTATCGAAATAAATTTTCTGTGTAGTTTTCAGCACCTTCTGGGAAATAATCTGAATATTGAGTGTCACCTGCACCAAAAACTCTAGGTGTTTCTATGTTATTTCTATCATAAAATGAAGGAGGATCTGCATCATAGGAGTCTATCAGTGATTGACGAAACCGACTTGTTAAGTAAGTATCTATATCGTCACCATTATTTTCAATATCTCTAAGAATATCTGAATTAGTATCACCATAGCTTCCATACGCAACATCAGATTCAAATGGCACTAGATCGTCAGGGTTAGATTTCATCTCATCAAGAATATTTAACTTAGCTTCATTGACCATATCTGTATCTTGCATAACTTCTCTTACAGCCAATTCCCTTCTTTCCTCTCTGGTCAAAAAATCCGTTTCACCAGTTAATCCTGAATCAACTTTTCTTGTGTTTATTTCAAGTCTGGGATCATTTTCAGTAAGGTATTGAATAATTTCACTTTTAGTAACCTTTTTACCTTTAAAGAAATCATCTGCGCCAGACCACTCTAGCTCATCTGACTTTGCTCCATTCCTTAACATCATAGCTTTTAATTGTTCGTAAGAGCCTTTTTCTTGCAACAATTCTTTAGCCGCCTTTATGCTTGGACTAAAAAATTTAGCTAAAGCACCTAATACATAGTCAGTAGGTTTTGATAAATTAGCCATATCACCACGCCTTACATGACCAGTATCTGGCCTTTGTCTTTGGGCCAGGGTTGTCACAATTATGACGCGCTCTGAAGCTCTTTCTACGACCTGCCTGTGCTTTCTTAATCTTCATATTGGCATCCCCAAAGGTAACTTTCTTAACTTTATCGCCATCAGTCACATATACAACAGACTTCTTCTTGCCATAAGATGGTTCGCCTTTAGCTATTCTGCGTGGCTTGTTTAGAGTTACAGTCCTACCTTGGTATTTTGCCATTATTCTAAACCTCCAAATAAATCATTGTATTCTGGCACAACTTCTTGTGCATCCTTCGCCATCTGTATTTTAATTGCATTAGCATCACGAGGGTCTATAACACTTTGAAGCGCACCTCTATCCAATACCTGTTGAATAGCTTCATCAGATGCGGAAGCAATTGAAGATATGTCATTTTTGTCTATTCCATTTTGCTTTGCAATGTCAGCAAGTTTTTGGTTCGAATTAATATTAAAACCAAATAATGTACGACCCATAGACATAGCTAAATTTTTTAAAGAACCATAATTAGGCATTACTTTTTATGTACTTTCTGAATATCAAATGACGCTTTTCTTACAGCACCTTTATGTGGTTTGTATTCGCCCTTCATGAGCTTGTAGCCTTTACCAGACTTCATCCAATGGTAACCTTTTGGTGCTTGTACTGTCTTCTTAACCATTACTTCTTGCCTTTCCAGCTTATGCGCTTTTTAGATGTCTTTTTCTTAGCGGCTGTTTTACTCGCCTTGCTTTTGCATTGTGCCATAGTTGGTCTACATGCTGGGTAACCTCGTTTAGTCTTTGTGCGTGACTTACGACCACAAGGCTTACCTGTCTTGCAGTCAACCCAACCTTTGCCATTGTTTTGAGAGAACCAAGTTTTTAAGCTGTTACTACTTTTTTTTGGCACTTTTCTTACCCCAATTTTTTGCGCCTACCTTGCGACATTTAACTAAAGCACCTGACCCATAAGCAGAAGGCCATGTTCCACCATTTCGTGTGTATCTGCCTTTTACTTTTCTATAACATGCGTCTCGTTTAGCTTTTTTCTTTGCAGGCATTGCCTCTTTCCTTTTAGTTTAAATTCACTATACTGTATTTCCTATTAGAAAGGAATATAAAATGGACGACCCACATACTATACGCCAAATTGTCTGGGATAGAACTTGGAAACTTGCTGAAGATGTTCATCAAAACTCTGACAAAAGTGGAAACTTAACGACTGACCAAGAGAATAAGATAGAGGGTTTAGACAAATACCTTTGCAGTGCGCTTGGAATAAATAGAAAAGATTTTCCAGATCCAGATGGCGGTTAACGATTATAGGGATACCCACGATTTTCCATTCTCCTTATTTCCATCATTATATCATCTATAGTTTTTGTTGTTAAATCTTGTGATGGAACTGACATAGTAATAGCTCTCGTATCACTAACTTCAGGTTTATTAGCCAATCTTCTTTCTTTTAGATACTTTGGAAGCAATAAATCTCTAGGTATATCCACAAATGCTCCACCTTTAGTAGATGTTCTATACAATGGAGTATTTGGGACACGAGGTATTGATACAGGATATGTGTTATGATCGGTTACTCTTGTTGTAGGTGCATTGTAATCAATTTGACCTATTATGCGACCAGTAGCATCTCCAGTACCCATACCAAACATATCTTGTACAGATGTAGCCGCTCTTGCTGAAGCAACATCTGGGAAACCTTGGCTATTCCATTTTCCAGTTTCCATTGTTTTAACAAAAAGTTTTCGATCATTTCCGCCTTCTGGTCTATTTAAAAAATCCCTAAGTTTTTTCATTTTTTCAGGATTGTCTTGAACACCATTTAAACCTGGCCAATTTTCAATACGATCTTTCATAAGATCATCAAACTCTTTAACTGATTTATTAGTAATTTTAGCATTCGGCATCATGGCAATAATTGTATCAGATACCATTGTAGAGTAGTCGTTACTTTCACCACCCATGTTAGTATACACACCAAAAACTGGCTTGCCTTCTTTGGTAATTTCACCAGTTTTTTTATCTATTTTTTGACCTGAAGCACGTTTTGCGGCGTTCATAACTGTTGTGACAGGACTTTTATTACTTGCACCAAATCTATTTGCATCAAAATTAGATCTTGTCATTGGATACTGATATCCAGCGTCAAGAGGCACAGGGAATGCAAGATTTTCATCATTTACCCGTGTGAGTACACCCAGATCACTTCGATCCCACATAGTAGGTATTACAGCAACGTCTTCATCAAAAAACCTTTCCAATGGAAAAGGCTCAACATCAACAACATCATCAGGTTTTATAATCGTGCGTCCAGTTTCTTCAAGTGGAACATTACCAACATTTACTTTAATACGACCTAAATCTGTATTTTGCATTTTTTCGCGTGTTGTTAACTTGCTTCCACGATTCATGTTTGAATAATATCTATTCAGTAAAGAACCAAGCGCACCTTGATCTTCGATATATCGCAAGCCTTCGTCAACTTGCTCTCCTATCGTTTTTATTCCTGTGCCAATAAAGTCTTCAACGTCCAATCCAACTTTATTACCTAGTTTTAATAGGAAATCTTTGTAATTAGGCATTACTTCTTGGCTTTCTTCTTCTTCTTACGTTTTGCAACAGCCCTTAAATCAGCACCAGTAATTTTCTTTTTATTACCTGCAACCGCCGCTAACTTTTTTTGCTTTGGAGAATACTTACTGTATGGCATGTTAGCCTCCTAGAAGTTTGTTCATCATGTCGTGGACGCTACCGCCATCGAGCTTCATAACCTTTACTTTGACATCTCTACCATCTGGCATTTCCATCATTTCATCGTGGTGGCAATCGCAATCTTCTTCGCCTTCACAATCGCAGTCATCCTCATACATATCATCTTCATCGTATTCGTCGCCGAGTACATGCTCTTGGTGGCACAACAATAAGAAGTTAACGAGTTGCTCTTCTGATAGCTCTAGTCCATCAGCGTCATGTGGGAAGCCCATTTTCTCCTCAAAGAGAATTGCATTGTCTTCCATATTTCCGATATTTACTTCAGCCATTTTAACCTCCTAAGTTACTTGGGCGCATTCTAGGCATTGGGGATTGCATACCTAAATTATCTGGACGCATTTGTGGCATTGGAGATGTTACTTCAACCATACCTGCCGCTTCACCTGTAGGTAAATCTTCTTCTATAAGTCTACTACTATCAGCATCACCCATAGGAGGCATCGCACCCACAACACTACCAAACATCTCACGTTGGCGATCAGTAAGTGCGCCACCATTTTGGATCATTCTGCCAAGATCCATTAATTCTTTTGCAGATGCTTCATCCATGTCATTTGGATTAATGCTTTGCAGAAATTGTTTAAGCAGTTGAAAGTCAGGGTTTTCTTCGATGTTTGGCATAACTGCCTCCTTTTGTATGTTTCTATTCTGCACTCATTCTTGCGCCAGTTAAATATTTTTCTTCAATGTATGTTCCGTCTGGAGTTTTATACATCACTGTACCATCGTCTAATGTTTGTTTAGATAACAATTCATCAATTCTTATTCCAGATGCGTATCTACGCAACCAATCTGGCATACCTACGCCTGAACCACCTTTGTAGTATCTACTGAATATATCATTAGCAACGTCACTTCTTGATCTATCATTGTTATCGTCTGACCCACTCATCCGATTTTCTTTTGCTTGAGAGAAAATAGATGTTGAATCTTGATCAATTCTGTCTTTTGAACTGCCTCTATAGCTACTTGGATTGTAATCTACAGTGGTTGTGCCATCATTATATCCAACATACTCGCCTTGTTCGTTATATATTGGAGTGGCTCCATTTTCCAAAGCCTTAGTCTGTTCATCTATAACAGACTTTCGCCCTTCAATGCCAACTTCCAACATCTTCTCACCTAAGTAGCCACCTATTAACGGAACAGTCATACCTGGCAAGAATGATGTAAAGTATGCCAAATCACTTGGCGGTATATCTCTGCTCATTAGCTGATTAGCCACTTTAGCATTAGCGGCGGCTTCAGATAATCCAGTTGTATCAACTCTTAGGTTGTTGCTGAAATCATCAGATACGCCGTAAACGTAGTCTGGATTTTTACCTTCAGCATCATAAGTATAGCCACCGCCTTCTAGTGATTTACCAGTCATAGTATTAACCAATTGACCATTTACATAAGCGGCTCTATCACCAGGTGTAAATAGGTTTGCCAGTGTTTCTCTACTTGAATTTAATATCGGCGCACCACCAAGCCCGCTAAAACTTCCAATGTTATTTTTTTGATTATCAAAAGTACCACGAATTACGTTGCCAGTAGATGTCATTTCACCAGGTGCTATTAATTCACCTGTAGCATCATCGACAAGCTGACCACGAACATATGAAGCTCCATCATTTGGTGTAAAGAAGTTAGCCATCTCTTCAGCTTGCGTATTGTATACATTCTCAAGGCCACTGTAATTTGCTGTCGTCGTCGCAAACTGAGGAGCATTTCCTGACGCAACCGACGACAATGCACCCACTTGCTCACCTTCAACTACAGGCTCAACATTTCTTAAACCATATTGATCAGCGAATGATGGACTTGCACCAAAATCTTTAAATCCAGACTTAATAAATTTTACCCAGTCTCCATCATTTGCAGACCCTGGTGAAAGAGCAAACTCACTGCCTTCGTCAAATGATGCTTGACCTATTTTTCTAAATCTTTCCCTATCTTCTGGGCTACCATAGGCAAGTTGATTTGCTACTAAAACATCTTGACCAAGATTGTTCATTGTTTCTGGTGTGCCAGTGTATGTTCTTGTTTGGAATCCTTGACCACTGTCTTTAAATTCAAATCCATCGCCAGCATAAACGCCATATCTACTAACTTGACCAAGTGTACCTTTGTCACCATCCATAGATACTGGATCGATACTTAAATCTTTTGGACGAAATCTTGGAGTTTGTGATGATTTGTTAAGTGAATCAATATATCTTCTACTTATATCGTAATCATTTTGTTGAAGCTGTAATGTTCTAGCATTACCACCTGTATTGTCTTGTTGCATGTAAACAGGAGATGAAGTTTCAAAAGGAGTAGAAGTTAGCTCACTAGGCTCTGGTCCATCTGATCCCGCATATTCTAAATAAGGACGATCTTTTCCAACAAACTGAATATTTTTTAAATTATCAGTTACTGAAGGAGAAGAAGCAATTACTGAAGGAGCAGAAGCAATAACACTAGGTGGAGGAGTTGATGGTAAAGCTCCATAATTTACAGTAGGAGTACGATCTCGTCTATCTCTTGATGTATTAACTACTGTTGGCTTTGGTGGCGTATATACTGGCTTTGGTGCAGAGAAAGTTGCCGCCGCACCTTTTCTATCTGCCCTTGATCCTCCGCCACTACTCGCCGCGCCTGAACTAGATCCACCTGAACCACCACCACCGAAGCACATAAAAACTGGATTCTTTGGAAATAAATTACTGATCATAATTCTACGCTCTCATAGGTGGTTGATTTGGTTGCCCCGGCATAGGTGGCTGTTGTGCTTGTGGCATTGCGCTTGCAAATGCGCCTAACGCACCTACATCTCCGCCGCCTGCCATTCGACGCTTTATTTCCATTACTTTATCAACCAGATATTTGTTCATGTCAATTGGTTGCTGACCCCCACCTTGGGAGGGTAGTGGGGGCGCACCTTGTGGTCTTTCTTGTGGTAAACCTCCAAAAGCCGCAGGATTTATTGGTGGCAAGTTATACTGTGGGGGGTACATTCTTCATTGCCTCCATTTGAATTTTAGCATTATTTTTTTCTCGTTCTAGCTGTAGGTCTGCCTCCAACTTAGTGATCTTGGCTTGCATGTCAGCTTGCGCCTTCGCCATTTCGATCTCCATGTCTTGTCTCGCTTCAGCTTGTTTGATCTCGATGTTTGATTTGGCTTTAGCTTGATCCGCTTGAATTTGTGCTTGCGTTCTAGCCTTGAGTGCTTCGCTTTCAAGTTTAGCAAGTTCCTGTGCATATTGCAGTGGATTGCCTTGCTGGCCTTGTTGTCCGCCCATCATGCCTTTCATTGCCTCGATTTGTTTCATCTGAGGTGATGCCTTCACAACTTCAGCCGCACGTTGGCTGATTAGACGATCCATCTCTGGATCTACTTCTGTAAACTTGAACTTAGGATCTTTGAAGTCTGGCAACATCGGCATTGGCATATTGATACTTGCCTCCATGCGTTGACGATAGAGAAGCGCAATGTGTTCCGCGATATGTGCGATTAATACAGGTTGCATAGCTTTCGCACCAGGATTTCCTGCCAACGATGGATCTTGCAAGAACTGCATGTGAACTGCAATGTGTGCATCGTGATCTTGCTCTGGGAATGCACGAATACCTTTGCCGTACAATACGCTCATATTCTCGTCAATTGGATCCATTTGCACAGCTTCTTCTGGCTTCTGCAATATTTGATCTATGTTCGGAATCCGAAGTGCCTCGTACATACGTTTGTATGCCTCGTATAAATCATGGAATTGTGGAGCAGATCGTGACATCTCCAACACAGCTTGTGCTTGTGCAATGCGCTGTGCTGTTGAGAATATGTTTGGATCACTAACTGGTATGATATCAATTCGATCATCAAAGTCAGTTCGATAAATGATATCATCCGCACCAGCTTGTGAGAAACTAAACTCGTCAGGTAAGTTTTCAGCGTTTAGATCTGCCAGTAATTTAAACTCTTGCCCTTGTGCGTAATGCAATCGCTTGTGTATCGCACTGAATGCCTTCGATCCTTGCTCGATCAACGCAACAGTTGAACCAACAGGTGCATTCGGATTTACATCTCCGACATTTAAATCTGCCGTACTTGCAAATCTCTGCCCAGCATCAACCATAAAGCCTAGCAAATTAAACAGAGATCCACTTGGCTCTTTAAACGGCAATGGCATAATAGCTTTGTTGATATCATCAACTGTACTGTCGATATCATTAAACTCGCCTGGACTAATCTGCATGTCGCCACCTTGGACGCGACCACGCAATTTAAATCCACCTTGCATGTTGCTGAATGCGGCACTGTCTAGCAATGCACGCAACGATCCAGTCGCCGCTTTACCCAAACCACCAATCATGTGGTACAAGCCAAAGCCATAGAACCCTAAACCTGGCAAGAACTTGTATGACACAAACCAATCGCGGCGTTGCTTCAATTCATCGTCTTGTTTCCAGTTGCGTCTAATGCTCACAACATTTTGGTTTTCGTAGTCAATCGTGATGACATACGGCAATGCAACTGCATTATCGTCAGATTCGCCATCAACCATTTCTTCGCCATCGAATCCGTCAAACAAATCGTACACATGCATTTCGAGCAGTGTCATTACATCATCGTTGCTATCATCGTATTCATCGACGCCTTCAATCTCGCCAATTACATCACCTGATGGATCAATTGTATCTCCGCCAGCATACTTAGTCGGTAAGTAATATCCGTTCTGCACATAACGATTGAAGTCGTTTTTTGGCATACGAATAATATGCGTGTAGCGTGGCGATGTGTGTAAGTCTTTACTTTCTGGTGCTACCACAAAGTCCTCTGCCTTTACAAAGCTACTGCATTGGCGATCCATGTTTACATCCCACCAAACCTTCTTGAAGGTATGACCTATTAACGGAAGGTGAAATAGCATCTGATCTAAGTCAGGGAAATACTCAGGCATTTCCTGAGTAATTTGGTAATTCATAAACTCACGAACACGACGACCTTGCTCTTCTAGCTTTTCGTCTGGGTTGCCTATGATTACAGATTTAACTGGCCCACCTGATGGGTAAAGCTCTGCAATTGCCTTCGCATTGAATTGAGTTGCCGCTTCAGCGATTAACGGATGCACTACAACTGAAAGTCCGCGTGTGCCACGTTCATCTTCGCCTTCGTCAAGTCCGCCATCTGGATCGAGCGTCTTCAATCCTTCTTTGTAGCGTTCCTTCCACTCTGACCGAGCTTCTTCGTCATTTTCGTAATAACCTACAAGTTCTTGCGCTTTTCGTGCGAGATCTCTTTCATCCATCTGTTCAGCTAAGTTGGAATCAAATTCTGCGGCATCTGCCTCGTCCATTGCATCTAACTCTGGGTCACCAATCAGAACATCGCCATCTGCAAGCTCCTCGATCATTAACTCATCACTAGGTGCGCCTTCAGCAAATGGTATAATATTTGGGTCAGCCATAGAGGGTAATCCTTTGTTTTTCTACTGGCTCGTCGTCTTCAGGGTCTTCACTGTGACCAACAAACCATCCTTTTCGTAAACGCAACCAAGCCTGTGTACAAGTATCAACAACGTCATCGTTGGGGTGTGCAGGAAAGGCCGCGCATATGTCTATTAAATCTTTAGCCCATTTTCGATCAGAAGGGTAGTAAATTCTTCCGTCTTCTAAAAGTGCGCTCGATGCGTGCGCTCTGGCTTCCTTATCTCGGTCAGGAGAATAAGCTAAAACTGGTATGCCCGCCATGCGTAAGTCTTGCAGTAGAGACTGGCCTGACGCTTTCTTCTCGATCAACACAGCGTCTGGCTCCCAATCTTCATAAGACTCTTGTGCAATCCGCCTTAACTCTGGGTAGCTCACCTTATCGTACCAAGCCTCCAATACAATCGCACACATTGCGCCTTTGTGTCTGAATACACCCCAAGTTGTTCTGGCACTAAAGCTAGAGCTTTCCTTGGCTTCGAATGCAGTATCCCATGACTGAAGAACATATTCTATCTCTGGTAAGTCTGGCTTTTCCCAAGGAACCCACCACGATGCTCTCAGGATACCACCACCTTTTGGCGATGGCCTTTGCTGTAACTGACCAGCAGATGCATAAGAACCAAGAGATCGCTCCAGAGTTGATAAAGTTTTCTCGTCAATTCTTTCAGGCCACAGCAACTCGCCTTCCTTTGTTCTTGGATCAGTAAACCCAAGTGACGACTTCATCGGATTCGGCGCACCCACTTCGTAACGAGCGGGCAACATTAGGTGATCCCATTCGTCGCCAAGTTGATTTGCCAAGACGTGACCTGTTAGATCCTGTTCGTGTAGCCTCTGCATAATAATTATAAATGCACCAGTCTGCGGATCGTTTAGTCGTGTCTGCATAGCCTGATCCCACCAATCCAATACACCTTCACGAACTTTAGAGCTATCTGCCTCCACAGAGTTGTGTGGATCATCGATGCAGATGATGTCACCACCATCACCAGTTAAAGCACCACCGACTGACGTTGCGATTCGATAGCCTGTCTTATCATTCTCAAATCTCTGCTTTTGGTTTTGATCGCTTGTCAAACTAAATTTGTCATTAAAGTGATCTTTGTACCACGGACTGTCGATTAACCTTCTACACTTCGTGCTATCTCTGATCGACAAGGAGCTTGCGTAAGATGCATAGAGAAACTTTTTGTGAGGTTGGTGCGTCCAAGTCCAAGCTGGCAGAGCAACAGCCACGCTGATTGACTTCATGTGTCGAGGTGGCACGTTTATGATCAGGCGTCTGATATCACCCTCGACTACAGCCTGAAGGTGATCACTGATCGCATCTATGTGCCAGTTGTTCTTGAAGGGAACGCCAGGTTCAATCGTAGGCCAACTAGCCTTCGTAAATTCCCTCAATGATCTGCGATACTTCTCCGCTCTCACCTGTTCCAACGTCAGTCCTGCTAAATGCGTCCTCAATTGATTTGAGCTGATCATCTGGTATCCTTGTTAAATCTATGACGTGTTTCTGTTCGACAGTGGTTGCAACCTCTTGCTTGTCCACCCACCCAGCTCTGTTCTTCAGGAAGAAGATCATCGCTGTATTGTCCCTATCAATCGTGGCCTTTTCAAAGAGAGCGTTAGTCACGGCATCTATGCCACGAGCCTGACCTCTTTTTATAGCATCCGAAAATTCCGAATTTTCTGACTGATGAAGCATGAAAGTTGACAGTGAAACGCCTAGCATTCCAGAAGCCTGTTCTTTTGTTAATCCCTTGGTCATAAGATTTTCTACGTTAAGCAAAACTTCATCGGTGATCTCGAACTTCGGTCTACCGACTGGATTTTTAGTTTTGACATCTGACATAGTGTTGACCTTTCTTTTCAGTGGTTAGCTGTATTTAACGAAATATAGCCTAACTCTTAAAAAAAGAAAAGTATCAGATCAAAAATCTATTTATGTCATTTATGGCATATTTATGGCATATACCAAATCTGCCATAATTCATCTACTCTATACTCCTTATTTATATAGTTATTATATATATATATTATTATTATTATTATTTATGTCATACTGTCATACCCCCCCCTTCTCCCCCACAGGTATAGGTATGGGGGGGTAAAAAATAGGGGGGATCTATTAGGGGGTATCTGCCATATATGCCAAAAATGCCATAAATCACTTTCGCCCTTATTTTATTGATAAAAAGGTCAAAAAATAGTATGCCATAAATACTGCCATAAATACTGCCATAAATAAAAACGTGAGAAAGGAACAGATATGAGTACAGTTTACGTTGTGACACGACCCAGAGAAAATAAGTTTGGGTGGACTCCAGATTTATCTGACGCCACGAAATATGGTAAGTTACAGGTTATCTTTGAGCCTGACGAGAAACCACAGTTTAATCCGAGCCGAGCTATAAACATTGCGAGAGTTATCCTTCAGTCGTTTAGT